GGTGTTCGCCAGCATGCGGACGTTCCGGGTGAAGACCGCGATGTCGTTGCGATCTCGAGCCTCCACCGTCGTGAAGAACTTACCGCCCCACTTCTCGACCTCGGCAACCTTCGGCGCGCGGCGAGAGCTGGTGACCAGCGGGAACTCGTCACCAGGCGCAACGCGCTGGAGATCACGGTCGGAGTAGAGATCGTTGGCGATTAGCTCGTCATAGACGACGGCGCCACCGGACACGCCTCCTGCCGACGTGAACACGCGATCCGCGAAGAACCGCTGAAGGGTGAGATCCATCAGCGTTCGCGTCACTCGCGTCGGCTGCTGCAACGCGAGATCGACGGTGTAGGTCGTCGTTGATACTGTCGGCGGCCCGAGCGGATGAGCGACCGGGTTGGGGAACGTCGATGCCTCGATGTGCTTGGCAGACCGAAGGATCCCCGGTTGACCAGGAATCCAAACGATGTCCTGGTCGAGAATGACTCTGCTTTTCATCTTCCCTCCCTTCAGCTAATCAGGAGCGCGACTTCGCAATCGGCTCCGTTTGCGCAGTCGTCACAGGCATACCCGATGACGACTCCTGTTGAGAACGGAACGACCGTGCCGTCCGCTGCGATCTGCAGCGACTGGCCGGCTGTGATCGCGGCTGACGCCGTGATCGGAACGATGCCCTCGCGGACGACACCGACCAACTTGTTGATTGCAGCGTCGTACTTGGCGACGCCAAAGATCATCTTGGCAGCTCCGCCGTTTGCGCCGGCACCTGACGGAAGTGCGACGCGGTACGTGCCGCCGCCACCCGTCGTGGATAGACCTTCCGCCTTTTCGCCTGCCGGCTTGGCAGCGGCGATTTGGACGGCTCGCTTGCCGGTGACCGCCGCCGCTGCAAAGCCGGTGACGTCTTCACCAGGTCGCTTGTAGGGGATGAGATCGTTTGCCATCGGCTTAGCCCTCCTTCGCGTTCACGACGCGCCGATCCTTCGCAGCCTGAGCCCTGATCATCGGGATCTCCGGGAACCAATCCTCCGGCAGGCCCTGACCCTGCTGATCGTTGCTGCTGCCTTCGTCGCTGCCCTCTCCGCTCGACCCGCGAATCGTGACCGGGATGACGCCCTTCTCCAGACCGTCCAGGACGGCCTTGGAACCGTCGTAGTCGGCCTTGAGCGCCTTCGTCCAGTGCTCACGGCGCGCTGGCGGAATGCGACCATCCTTGACGGCAGAATCGACCGTAGCCTTGATGCGGTCGGTCTGCCGCTCCAGCTCGTGCTTGGTGGCGAGCGAAGCCCCGAGCTTGAGTTGCTCGTAGGTCGCGCGATCCAGGCTGACGGTCTCGCTCTCGGTGCCTGACTCCTCGCCAGACTCGTCGCCAGACTCGTCACCCTCTTCGCCGTCGCCCTCCTCGCCGTCATCGCCATCCGGTGGTGTCTCCTCGTTCACCGGCTTGGCGAGTTCCGACCGGATCTGCTCCTCCGTCGCATCTTGAGGCAGACCCAGCCGCTTGGCGAGACTCTGGCGCAGTTCTTCGTCCATTGCCTCTCCTCCCTGATTGTCAGTCTCGGCGCGATCCGCATGGATCACCATCGACGGATCTGCCATCTTCATTCCGGCGAGAACAGCCGAAGCTGCAATCGCCTTGTCGGGGTATTCTTCCGTAACTTGAATTGCGTTGCCGAAGGAGACATCATCTCCATCAACAGATACGGGAACCCGACAAATGTCACCGTTGCCTTCGTCAACGATGAGGTTGTAACCGTCCTGCGTGTCGAATCGCTCTCCGCGAATCCACCAGAGGTCATTCGTCTTCCCTGGCCCTTCGTGATAGAACTTCCTGCGGATGGAAGAGATGTCGAGCGAGGCCGCGATCACTTCGGCATCCTTGGGCTGTTCCTTGCCGTACCAGATCGGAAGATCCTCCAGCACGGAACAACCCGGCCACTTGATCCCGAGTAGAGATACGTCGGTGATCACCATCTCGTACTGCTTGCCGGTCGCGGTCTCGACTCCCAGCTCTGCGTCAACTGAGCGGCTGGGGAACGCAACCGGGAGAACCTTGGCCAACCACTCGGGCGTGCCGACGAAGTTGCCGTAAATCGACTGCTTGTTCTCGCTCAGACGCATACCTTCGACCCGACCGAACGCAGGCTCGTCTTCGCCAAGGAAGAGTTCGTTGGCCTTGGACGAATGACCGAGCTTGATTCGAGGAGGATTGATCGCCACGTCGCTACCGCTCGCGGCTGCGACCGCATCCGCCAGCTCCGACTCCGTGAAGGTATGCGGGCCGGTGGACAGGCGGTACTCGATCCCAGTTGAGCAGATCGGTACGTTATCAATCCGCCAAATGCCTTCTTTCTCCTCGTACGGCGAGCTGGTGTCGGCCGTTGAAGACGCACGGATCCGACGCAGCCTCATTTCTTGGCCTTCTTCTTGGCCGGCAGCTTGCTGTATGCCTTCCCCGACCGAGCGTGCTTCTTGGCCGTGCCCTTCGGAACCTCACCGCGCTTCTCAGCGGCGAAGTACCAGCGCTGCTGAGCTTTTGATGTTGCCTTCGGCATGGCTCCTCCTAGAGCGGACTGCTGCCGCTCTTGTTCTTCCGAAGCTGCTGCATCAGCATCCGACCCTGCGACCAGAAGTTGGTGCGGACGTCAGCGTCGAGATTGCCGCCGACGTTCTGACCTTTCACCGGACTCTGTTGCTTCGCGTCGTTGCCGACCATCTTGAGCTTCGGGTTGTTGCTTTCGATTGCCATTCAACTCCCTCCTTCCGTATTGACGGCGACGGTCTCGACCGGGAGGGAGCCACGGCCAAGAGCCGCCGCCGTCTTTTGCGCTCGACCCGATGATCGCGACGATTGCCCGGGTTGCGCACCCCCGCCTCCGGGGGATCCTGGCGGCTCTGGCGGAGGCGTCGGAGTTTGAGCATCTGTCTCGGCCTTCATTGCCTCGGTGCGTGTCTGAGAAGCCGGTGGCAGATGCATCTCCTTACGCAAATCCGCCTCTAGCGCATCATCTACTATGATGGCCTTGGAAGTGATTAGCTTCACAAGATCGTCTACGACTAGCTCTGGGTCAAAGTTAAAAGTGAGGAACGGCACCTGATCAACGTCTTCGCCCCAGTTCCAGTCGATGTCATCCTCCAGGACAAACTCGTTGAACGTATCCGCGAACCACCAGGCGATAGCTTCCATCCCCTGCGCCCAGAAGTCAACGAATGATTGCCCAAGCGCGCGGCTACCGGAGCGCGTCTGCCCGAGCTGCATAATCATCAGCATGAACTTCCGAGCCATTGCCTCGTCGTGGTAGATCACCGAGTCGATCACCGAGCTTTGTAGACCGCGAGCGATGTTGAACTTGGCTCCGGACGGAACTGCTCCTCCTGCCGTGTCACCAACACGGAAACTCTGCGCCATCTGATTCAGGCGGGCGATCTCGTCAAAGGTGGCCCCAGGATGAGCCTCGATGTACGGAACACCGCCCGCCCGCTCGTGGTTGACCGCGTCGATACGCAGCAGCCTATCTTTGATCAGCCAGTTCTTGTAGCAAGCTCGGAACCATGATGTACCAGCCCAGTTCGCGCCCTCCTGATCCCAGACGTAACCGACCAAGACGTCAATCGGGATCTCTGGTACCGGAGCCTGCCAACTTGAAGCTCCAGGCTTGCTGATGTTCTGCTTGATAGAGACCAGCCCACCGTCGTCGGCTACGTTGAAGTCCAGGATGGTCGAAGGCGGACGCTCCGCGAGCTTGCGCAAATGCCAAAGGCCGTCGTCGGGCCGTCCCTGTAGACCGTCACCGATGTATCCAACCTGCTCAAAGTAGTAGTGGCCGAAGATGCCAGCCTTGAACGCCTTCTGTAGATGTTGGCGGAAGGAGAACCGGCGCTTCAGTCGGCCACGCTTGCGGTTGTCGGTCTCATCGCCGAGAATCGGCAAGTTGTAATCCTCGGAGAGCTTATTGACCATCGCCTCGTCTGCGTCGTTCGGGTCGATCAACCACTGCATCTTGAGTGTACCAAGGAGAGTGGCCTGGTACAACGCGGCGATCTGCGAATCGTGCTTCATGACGTTGTACGTCTGCACCGAGTTCGGCCACTTGAGTTCTGGTACCGTCTCCTCGGTATCTACCCAAGAAGTCCACGGGGCCATCCCAGCAGGGGAGAAGTTGCCGTTGAGGACGGCCCCGATCTCTCTGATTGGCGGAGCAGATCCGGTGTTCGCGATTGTACGGCGCGGTCTCGCCATCACGGCTCCTTTACGTGAACAAAGATTGTGTTCTGGGCGGCTGCGTCGCGCTGCCTGCGCATGACCTCGCCTCCGTTCGAGTTATTGCCGACCGCCGTATTGCCCTCGACCGCCTGGAACGTCCGGCCGCCAGTCCACTTCTCGAACATCCCTACATGATCGTACTCGCCATCCCGGCCCCAGTCGTAGCAGACGAGATCACCAGGCTTCGGATCGGAAGTGAGGCTGAGTCCGTTGAGACCGAGCCGTCCGTCGCTGACGATGTACGGCACATAGGAGTAGCGGCTACCCTTGGCGAATGTCTTGGTCGGAGCGTTGCCCAGTTGATCGCACCAGGTCGCGAAGATCGCGCACCAGGGAACGCCGTTCATGTTGTACCAGGCTCCGTACTTGTTCATGTTCGATCCAGACGGAGACTCCTTATTGCCGATCTCGGCGATGGCCTTATTCAGGCGAGCCTGCGAGCTGGCGATCTTCGTCTCTGGTGGAGGCTCGGTTCCCTTGAACCTGTCGAACGCCGCGTTGATCAACTCGACCGCCCGGGCGTCCATAGCCATCTCGCCCTCGTGTGGGCCGGCAGGACAGCGGATCGAGCGCAGCGTATTGAACGTCTGCGTTCCAATCCAGCCGGTGTCGTCGATCTTCTGCTGTCGCTGAACTCCTGCGATGCCGGTGTCGGTGACATTCGGGCCTTTACCGTGACTGAAGTTGTTACTGTATGCCTGGTCGAATGCCTGCCAGACCCAGCGGCCAGCACGCGAGACCGTCCGCTTGTACGCCTCGACATCCGGCCCGTTGACGCTCGGAGTTTTGCCTTGTGATGCGGCATCGGGTGGATACAGTGGCCGGGGGAATCCCTTGACCGCTACCATCGGCCCACCCTTGTACGCGCTGTCCCACCAGTTGCTACTCATGATCCTCCAATAGAGGGGTCGGGCCGCTCGACCCCTTGGCATTCGAGTTGGGGGAATGGTTGGGATCCCCCGTGACAGTGGTTCGCCTTCAGGCAGTTCTCGACACATCCCTCCCCATGGTTGATTGACATTACATCGCCCGCGTTAGGAGATCGGATGCTAGGCTACTCTGCATGGCCGGCTGATACACGGCCGGGGAGTTAGCAACTGTCGAGTAGACCGCTGCGTCTGCGTAGTCTGGACTTTTGACTCCGCGCTCGCGCATGTCCTCTTTCGTCTCGATCTGAATACGGCCCGTCGAGTCTACCCACCACTTGATATTCTGAAGCTGCGCCATCAGCTCGTTGTCCGTCGCGTCGAGGTCGATCATCCCATTCTCGAGATATGTGCGGAACGTCCAGTAGACCTCGGCGCGGCGGTTCTTAAACTTGTCGGGTCTGTAGGCGCGCTCGGAGCCAGTGAACTGCACGGCCGGGTACCCCATCTCGCGCAGCCGGTCGAAGACACCAGACCCGAGGCCGATCACGTCGATCACCATGTTCGGCCGGTTCGTCTGGTGATGAGTGTCGAGATGTAGCTTGAGCTTCCCGGTCGTCCGCATCGTGTCCGTCATGCCCCAGCTATCCACGTAGCGGACGACGCCTCCCCGGTTGCGGTATACGACCGTCTTGTCGGTACCGAACCTGCTCACATCCACCCCGTATCTGCCCTTCTCAATCCCCGGCAGATCGGCGTCGATCCCTGTCTGGATCATTGCTGGGCTAATCAGGTACTCATCGCTGACGTCCGGAAACTCTGCCAGAACCTTGGCCTGCCAGAGCGGGCTACCTTCACCCCAGTCGCGGCGGCGATCCTCTACCCACATCGGCGTGACCAGGTTCTCGGCCATCAACTCCGAGACTTCCTCACCGGTGAAGTTTGGCGTTTCGAATGCGGGGATCGTGATCACGTTCCAGCCACTGCCTGGCTTGCAGATCTGCGCGAAGTGAGAGCCGGGGTCGTCTGGGTTTCCAATGGCCAGCACGCGCGCATTTGTGTTCGTCAGAAGCGTCATAACGGCTGTCCAGAGAGTCTCCGGAACGCCGCACGCCTCGTCGATCACGACAAGGATGTAGCGCGCGTGCAGGCCTTGGAACGCCTGCTCGTTGTAGTCAGCAGGCTTACGGCCCATGGCGATTAGCTCCTCATCGCTCCTTCCCTCGCCCATGTACCATTGACACTCCAGGGTGATACGGCCTGGAAGCCTCCCGATCCTCCAGGCCCGCCGGATCTCGCGCCATAGGATCGCTTGCACCTGCGGCCAGGAAGGGGCAGTCGTCACCAAAAAGGCATCGCCCAACTTGTGGACGTTCAACCACCAGCATCCAATCCGAGCCGCTATGAAGCTCTTGCCCGGCCCATGACAGGCCTTCACAGCAGTGTACCGGTTCATCACCACACTCTGGCAAATCTCCTCTTGCTTGCTCCATATCTCCTCCTTGAGCACATCACGCACCCAATCCCCCGCGCTGTCTAGATATGGAGCCGGTTCTGGAAAGAGCGCACGCAGTGCCGCATCGGCTGTCCCGGCGGGCAGGCCGACACCCGGTTGTTGCCGAGCCTGCCCCCGAGTCTTACTCGCTGCCATTTCTCCTGACCGCCGTTCCTTCGATGGCCCGCAGCGGGTTGCGGCGGTCGTCTTGCTCGACCACCATTCCGCCTTCCATCAGGATCAGGTGCTTGCGAACGGCTATCGTCCAGCGCTTCTGCTGAGAAGCCGTTAGCTCTACATCGGCAGCGATGCCTTTGAGGAGGGTCGCAATCGTCGTCCCGAACTGCTCCGCTAGCCGCACGGCGCGTTCAGCCAGCCCGAGCGAGATTGCTTCCTTGGAGTAGCGGACGAGCCTGTCCTGCGCGTCGGCTCTAGCCCGCTGAAAGATGTGCATCTGCTTACCCACCATCGTGTTCTCGATCCAGTTCTCTTCCGAGACCGCTGCGATCTGCTCGCTCAAGAACTGAACCTCACCAGCCGTGATCTTGATGCACCAGATGATCGCGTCGAGCGGATTGATGTCCACCGGCGCTCCCATGAAGATCGCCTGTTGCTTGATGGCATTCTTGCGATTGTTGGGGCTGCGACCTCCGTGAAACTTGCACTTGCCGATTCCTTCGTGCGTCGTGCCCCAGCCAGCTTTCTGCTTGCATGGAGTGCCTGCCTGCGTCCGCACTCCGCAGATGCCCATGGCCGCGTACTTGTGTTCACCGGAGCCTTTGCGCCGGTACTTGCCCTTGGGCACTAGTATGGCCTCAAGGGTCGCTTACATTCGATGACTGGGCCTTCCTTCTTGATCCAGCCGTGGATCGGATCCCAGTACACGATGCGGCCCTCGGACGGCCCCTGGCCCGGGCCACGCTGAAGCTCCTCCCACTCAGGGTCGCGGAAGGTGGTGTCCTCAACCGGCAGCGGGTAAGGCCAAGGCCCGTGGGTAGGAGCGGCCACGACGAGAGCCTAGCTGGGTTGCCGGCTGTCGTCTAGTCGGCTGGCAACGCGCCTTCCCGCTCGCGCGGGCGCGCGCATACGTGCGCGTGCGTCTAAGGCAGGCGGCGATCTAGCAAGATATTGGTACGGAGGATCACATGAGCCCAGGCCGACCTCTCATGCTCACGTCCGACAATCCAGCAGTTCGCCTCCTCCAAGAGACTCCTTTTTGTGAAGCGGTTTGCTGCTCCGCTCTTCTGCCAGCAGATCTGACTGTAGTGCTTGACGGCGGCCGGATTGCTGTGCTGCGCCCGATGACGGTCGTACATCGCCATGCGGTAGCCCTCAAGTCCCCATGATATGCGCTCTGCGACAGTCGTGCGCTTGCCGGGACGTTCACCTGGGAAGAGCACGAAGTCTTCGACCACCAAGTCAACCCAGTCTGGTTCCATGAACTGGGTGACGCAGCGGCGCTTGAAGATCACCCACAACTTGTATAGCTCGCGAATCTGCTTCGCCTCCGGCCCCGAGATCGTGGTGCTGCCGTCAGTCAGGCGCTCCTTGACGGCTGTGATGGCCATCTGGCCTCGCGTCTTCTCGTCTACCACGGCCCAGGCCACGCCCGTGGACTCGCCCGGATCAATCGCCAGTATGCCTCTCAAGCGGCAACTCGCTTCTGAGTCATGGTCTTGATGATACGCTCGGTCTCATCCAGAGCTTTGTGCCCATTCTCAAGTAGCTCCCGAAGACGACCGCGCTGAATGTAGTCGAGCTTGAGAGATGATGACTCGGCGCCAGCGAGTCGAATCAGACGATTCGCCCACTGAATATGGTCGTACACGGTCTCGTACGTGACCTCAGAATACTTGCCTGCCTTGTTCACTCGGTTCTTGAGATGAGTGAGGTCTCTGCCGGCCGCAATCGCAGCGTCCTTGTATGTCATACCCGGCTCCAAGACTTCGAATCTGTTAGGGTGCCCAACCAGCGCGCGGTGCGCCGACCAACCGGCACCCTTGATTCGATTTTTCTTCGGCCAGTTCATCGCTACCATCCTGTGTTCCATCATCGTGTTGACGGTCTGCTCGCAGAGCGTCACTCTCTTGAACGCCGAGAATACCTCTCGCAGCGTCAGTTCGCCCGTTCGCCGCTTTTGAATCCCGGTCGGAAAGAGGCTTACAGGCGTCAGAGCCAAGAAGAGGTCAGCCCAAGCCCAGCGCACGTCGTCTTCCCTCTCCATCAAATCCTTGCCCCTTTGGACAAGGTTGTTCCACGACCTCGTTGTATGTCCGTAGATCGTGTTGGCCATTCTGGTACCCTCCTTTGTTATCGGTACGCCGCAAACAGCATGCCCATGACGAAGCCAATCCCAATCAAGCAGACGATAATGAACCAGCCGAACCTGTCACTCATCCTCGTCCTGTTCGATCTCCCAAGACACGCTGACCGAGTCTGGGTCGTCCAGGCGGAAGGATGACTCGCCCGCTTTGATTTCCTCGATGTGCTCCTCGACGCGTGCGACGACGTTCGTGCGCAGCGCGTCGATGTCGCTGGGGTCGTCACTCTCGACCGTGATAATCAGTCTCGTGCTCACCGGATGATCTCCCTCTCTCTGACCAGGCTCCAGACGATCTCGCGCTCGCCGTTGGGATACTGGACGACGACGTCAAAGCTGTCGTCTGCGTCCAGAAAGAAGATTTGGTACTGCTGTCCGTCGTTCGCCTCCTGAATCGTCTCCATGATGACGACGTTCTTGAGGCCGTGCGTTGCCTCCTCCGCACCGGCGTTTGCGTCCCGGGCGCGAAGCTTGTATGTCAGATCCACTATTCCTCCTCTGATATTCCCAGGAGCTTGCCGCGCAGCCTGTTCAGACGCTCCCTCACCTGCGCCAGCTCCTCGTATGTCTCGCTTTCCTCCCACTGCTGCTTGTAGTCGGTCTCGTCTTCGTCGTCAGGGACGCAGGCGAGCACGATCAGCTCGATGGTGTCGATGCATCGCAAGCCAGCCTCGAGAATCTGGCTGGGGTTGATTGTCGTAACTTCTTCGTCCAAGATCATGCGGGAGATCCCGCCGAGCATCTTGGCGGTGCTGAGTAGGTTGTCTGTACTCTCCACCAGCCCCTGAGACGTTATCTGTCTCATGATGTACTGGCTGAGTTCTCGTTTGGCCATTCGCCCTCGTTTCTCCCCCGAGTTTGGGAGACCCGCCGATCAGAGGAGGTCTGGAGAAGGAGAACGGACGTTAACCTCACTCCAGGCAGTTCCGGTCGGCGGGTCGCCCTTATTCTACCGCTTGGT